GCTATGGTTCTGGCACTAAGCCGCCCGCTGGCGCAAATGCGTCCGATATGTCCGGTGAGCGCCACGGCAAAGTGGTGAACGGCATTGGCATGGGCAAGGCCGACGGCACTGGCACCAATGGCCAGTTCAACGGTGGCCGTTCTAAGGGTGTGTGCTACACCCACGGACGTTCTTCCTACCAGAAGTGACCCCAATCGCCGATTTAGTCGGCGGTCTAAAGAAAAAGCCGCGGGGCAAAAGGCTTGCGGAGTTGGTTGAACAAGTTTCTTCACCCAATTATGTAAGCCCCCTTGACGACAAATCAAAGGCAAAGCAAAATGCAATGCCTAAGTCAAGGAAAGCTAAATGATAGATGCCCGCTGCAAGACCTGCCGGTTTTTTACCCAAGCGCAAGTGATGGGCGTTTGCCGTCGCTTTCCTGAGCATCAGAACAAGCATGAGTTGGATTGGTGTGGTGAACATCAACTGACCACAATCATTGCTTTGCCTGTTGTAGAGCCAATGCGTAAAAAACCTGGAAGGAAGCCCAATGTGCCCGATTCAACCGCTGCGTGATCGCGTAGTAGTTCAGCCCCGTGTCCGCAAGTTGTCGGACATTATTTTCACTATCAACAGTGAAAAGATGAACGAGGGCACGATTGTGGCCATCGGGCCTGATGTCCATGAAGTCAGGCCAGGCGATTTCGTCAAATACGGCAACGGCACCTATCTGGATTGGCCTGTTCAGAACTTTGACGGCCAGGACTACCAGATCATTCAGGAAGCCGACATCGCGTGTGTCGTGGAGGAAGATTATGCCTAAAGGTCACGATAAGCCCATCCCGAAGACGACAACCGGCAAAGACAAAAACTACCGTTCTACCGAGCAAGGCGCAGGAATGACGGCAAAAGGCCGAGCCGCTTACAACGCAAAGAACAACGCAAACCTAAAACCGCCAGCACCAAACCCGAAGACAAAAGCAGATGCTGGACGAAAAGCATCTTTTTGCGCGAGAATGGAAGGGGTGGTAAAGAACGCCAAAGGCCCAGCAGAGCGGGCTAAGGCATCCCTAAAAAACTGGAATTGTTGAAAGGAACAAATCATGTCCAATACTCAAGCCATTGGGGTTGCCTACGCAGACCCCGCCCTGAACAGTTTTGAAGTTGGCACCGCGACCGTGCCGATTGACGTTACTCAATCTGGCAATCTGAGCCAGATTTACGCAGAAACATCCCACCGGTCTGGTGATATGCGTGGCCTGTACGCCCGTGTGGATTACGCTGGCGCTGGCGCTGGTGAAACCCTGCGTGTTCTGAGCCGCGTTATTGCTGCCCAAGGCGCTGGTCAAACGACCAACGGCGCACACGTTAGCCTGTCAGTCAACACTGGCGGCACCATCAGCGGCGCAGCCAATGCCCTTCGTGCAACCATCGGTGGTTCGTCTACCAACCCTGGCGGCACCCTTGCGGCGCTGCAATTGGATTCGGATTTCGCATCGGGCGGCACTTGGAGCAACGCATCTTTCCTGCGTGTGACCAACAGCGGCACCGGTGAAGTGGGTAACTTTGCTTTGATGCCCGCAGTCAGCGCAACTGGCGTGTTCCGTGCCAAGGTGGGTTCGCCCGTAGTTAGCCATTGCATTCCAGTGGTCAGCGGTGGCACGACCTACTACATCATGGTCAGCACGATTGCCTAATGGAAATCAGCCGCGAATTTATCCAGGCTGAAATCAGCCAGGTACAACAGGAAGTAGTGAAGGCGAGGACGTTTCTGATTCAAGCGGAAACGTCTTTAGCCATTTACCAGATGTTGTTGGCCAGGCTGGATCAAGGAGAGTTAGAAGATTTACAAGAATCCAATAACTTGGCTAATTTCTGTATAAACGCAGGGGGAACTGACTGATGGCCAAAGGACTGTACGCAAACATTCACGCTAAGCGTGAGAGGATTGAGCAGCAGAAAGCCGCGGGCAAGACCCCAGAGCGTATGCGAAAGCCTGGGTCAGAAGGCGCACCCACGGCTAAAGCCTTTAAACAAAGCGCCAAGACAGCGAAAAAATGACAATCGAGCAAATGCAAAAGCGCCTGGCTGAACTGCAAGAACTGGCGAAGCAGCATGAAAGCATACTGTTGCAGATCAGCGGGGCCATCCAGGAATACAACCGTGTCATCGCCGAGGAGCAATCCAAAGCAATGACGGAAGGAGCCAAAAATGCCGCTGACCAAATCGCCCAGTAAGCAAGCGTTCGAAAAGAACATCAAAGCCGAAATTAAAGCAGGTAAGCCACCCAAGCAAGCGGTGGCCATTGCTTACGCTGTGAAGCGCGAAGCCAAGCCTAAAGGCAAAAAGTGATGGAAGCGCCCGTCAAACGGCGGGGGCAACCGAAAGACAAGCCAAGCCCCGACGCACCTGAGCATCCAAAGAGTAAAGGTGGGCGTCCGACCAAGTATGAAGATTGGATGGCCGATGCCGTCCTAGACTACTTCAGCACCCCAGTAGGGGATTTCCCTACCCTAGCAGGATTCGCTGCATCCATCAGTGTTTCACGCGACACCCTACACGACTGGGCACACGCCAAGGATGTTAGTGGGGACTTACGCAACCCTCAGTTTTCCGACGCCTATAAAAAGGCGAAGGATATGCAAGAACAGAACCTGGTCAAAGGTGCGCTTACGGGTGTGTACAACAGCACGTTCGCCATCTTTACTGCCAAGAATGTGCTGGGTTGGAGGGACAAGGTAGAGCAGGAAATCACCGGCAAGGACGGTAGCCCGCTTGCTGGCATCCAGGTCATGTTTGTGAACCCCGATGCAGTTGACTCTCAAAATTAAGCGGTTCCAACTCTATTTTTGTGTCGGCAAGGTTTACGACATAACCATAGATGGATGGGCACGGCAAGGTCTGACGGTGGCCTGGTTTGGAGAGAAGCGCCGCGTTTTCAATAGGACATGGACAACATGACCGAAGTTGTCAACAACGCCATTGCAAAGGCCGAGTTTCCGGTCAAGCTGCAAGGACTGTTTAAAAAAAGCCGCTACAAGGTGCTGTATGGCGGGCGGGGTGGCGCTAAGTCTTGGGGTATCGCCAGGTCATTGTTGATCCTGGGGGCCAAAAAGCCCATGCGTATCTTGTGCGCCCGTGAGTACCAGACCAGCATCAAGGATTCCGTCCACAAGCTGCTGTGTGACCAGATCGAAGCATTGGGGCTGCTGGGGTTCTACGAGATCACCCAGGCCAGCATCCGCGGGGCCAATGGGACAGAGTTTGCCTTTATCGGCCTGAAGAACAACCCGACCAACATCAAGTCTTTTGAGGGTGTGGACATCTGCTGGGTGGAGGAAGCCCAGACCGTCAGCCGCCTGTCCTGGAACATCTTGATTCCGACCATCCGTAAGGAAGGCAGCGAAATCTGGGTCAGTTTCAACCCTGAACTGGAGACAGACGAAACCTACCAGCGGTTTGTCCTGAAGCCGCCGCGGGACTGCATCAGCATCAAGATCAACTTCTACGACAACCCTTGGTTCCCCGAGACGCTGCGCCTTGAGATGGAAGCCCTGAAGGGCAGGGACTTACAAGCGTACAACCAGGTCTGGGAGGGGATGTGCCGTCAGACTGTAGACGGGGCAATCTTCGCCAACGAGATGATGCGGGCAGAAGCCGAGGATCGCATCACCAAGGTTCCATATGACGCTACAAAGCCCGTACACGCCGTCTGTGACTTGGGATGGGCTGATGCTACCGCTTGGTGGTTTGTGCAGTTTGTGGGCATGGAAACAAGGCTTATCAGGTACTTTGAGGACAGCCAGCGAACCATGACCAGCTACTTGGCGCAGCTACAGACCTACGGTTACGTCTACGACACGATCTGGCTACCGCATGACGCCCAAAGCACAACCCTTGCCGCCGCGGGACGGAGCATTGAGGACATCGTAAGGGGAGCAGGATTCAAGACCCGCATTCTGGACAGGGTGCCGGTAGTTGATTCAATCAACGCGGCCCGCACGGTATTCCCTAACTGCTATTTCGATAGAGAAAACACAGCAGATGGATTAAACTGCTTACGACATTATCGGTATGACGTTGACCCAGAAACCGGACAATTCAGCAGACAACCGCTGCACGACCAGTATTCGCACGGGGCCGACGCATTCCGATATATCGGATTGATGATTAAAGAGCCGTCCAAGCCTAAAAAACGTGCCAATGTGGCCATGGCGGGCAACTGGATGAGTTGAAAGGAAAAAGTATGGCGTTGCAAGACATGGACAACGACACCCGCATTGGCGAAGCAATCAAGTTTCTGCGCCTAGTGGGTGAAGCGGACAGCCAGAACCGAGCCGAGGCACTGGGCGACCTAAAGTTTGCCGCGGGCGACCAATGGCCGGTGGAGATTCAGAACAGCCGTAACCTTGAATCACGGCCTTGCTTAACCATCAACAAGATTGATGCGTATGTCCGTCAGGTGACCAACCAGCAGCGCCAGCAACGGCCCCGCATTAAGGTGCATCCGGTCAACAACGAAGGCGACTTGAAGATTGCCGAGGTGATTGAAGGCATCACTAGGCACATTGAGGTCAATTCCAACGCTGATACAGCCTACGACACCGCGTTTGAGTACGCTGTAAAAATGGGTTGGGGCTACTGGAGGGTCACGACGAACTACATCAGCGAGGATTCGTTTGACCAAGAAATTTACATCGAGCCTGTAGACGACCCGTTTTCGGTCTACTTTGACCCCAACAGCGTAAGCCCTGACGGTGCGGATGCTGAACGCTGCCTGATTACCAGCGTGATGTCCAAAGCGGCATTTCGACAGGCTTATCCTGGCGCAGACGACGGGGCTAACTTCAGCGCCCGCGCAACTGGCGACAGTGACGCCGAGTGGGTGACCAAGGAAGACATCAGGCTGGCTGAATACTGGCACATCGAGCGTGTCAAAGCCACCTTGGTTCTGCTGTCTGATGGGACGAGGGTTTACAAGGATGAACTGCCGTCCGCAGAAATGATGGCTGCGTCAGGCATCACTATCATGGACGAGCGCCCGTCCTACCGTAAAAAGGTCAAGTGGTGCAAGCTGACGGCCATGGAAGTCCTTGAGGAACGCGAGTGGCCAGGCAAGTACATTCCGATCATCCCGTGCTATGGGGCGCAGGTTGTCGTTGAGGGCAAGCGCAAGAAGTACGGTCTTGTGCGGTTTGCCAAAGACCCGCAGCGGATGTTTAACTTCTGGCGCACGGCCCTGACCGAATCTATTGCCCTTGCGCCTAAGCCCAAGTGGCTGATTGCCGAGGGTCAGGACGAGGGTCATGAAAGCGAATGGGCACTGGCCAACCTGAAGTCCACCCCTGTCCTGCGATACAAGCAAAAGGACATTGAGGGTGTTCCAGCGCCTGTGCCGACCCGCATCCAGCCCGAGCCGCCGCCTGACGGCATCATGGTGGCATCAAGCGCGATTGCTGACGACCTGAAGACCGTGCTGGGCATCTTTGACCCGTCCCAAGCACTGCCAGGCAATATTTCTGGCAAAGCCTTACAAGGCCAGCAGCAGCAGATTGACCTGTCGAACTTCCATTTCTACGACAACATGACCCGCAGCATCAAGCAGACGGGCAAGATCATTCTTGACTTGATTCCGAAGATTTACGACACCAAGCGGGTGCTGAGGATCATTGGGGTGGATGGCAAGCCGGACATGGTGACCATCAACGAAGTAGAGGCAACCGGCGAAGTCCTTAACGATGTGACCGTCGGTCTATATGACGTTGTGATGGACACTGGCCCAGGCTACAACAGCAAGCGCCAGCAAGCCGTGGACACCATGATGCCGCTGATGGCAGAACCCACGGTGTTCCAAGCCGCGGGCGATTTGCTGTTCCGAAACATGGACTTTCCAGGGGCAGACATCATTGCCGACCGCTTGGCCGCAATGAACCCGCTGTCGCAGATTGACGAAAAGTCAGATGTGCCGCCGCAGATTCAGATGAAGATGCTGCAAATGCAGAAGGCGATGGCCGATCAGGAACAGAAGATGATCGCCATGCAGTTGGAAATCAACAACCGTGGCCAAGTTGCCCAGATCAAGGAAGATGGCGACAACCGCCGCAAGCTGATGGATGTCATTTCCCGTGCTTACAACACCGACACCATCAACGAAGCCAAGGTCAATCAATCCAACATAAAAGCGGTAACCGACCAGAACAAGATGGAATTGGACGCCATGGTGCGTCTGGTGCTTGCTGGTCTACCCGCCCAAGCCTTGGCCGCGGAAATAGATCGGCGCGACCAAGAACAGAGGAGCGCATCAGCCTTTGCGGAAATGGAAGTCAACCAGACACAGAACCCGTTTATTCAGGCTGGGCAGGAACTGTTAGCCCCGCAAATGCAGCCAATGCAGCCTATGCAGCCGCCCATGCAGCCAATGCCACCTGAAATGGGTGGAATGGCTCCGATGGGATTGCCGCAGTAATTGACAACGCAAAAAATTAGGTTGAAAATCAACCAAAGCCTACCGATTGGTTTAAATCGGGTTAATTCGTAGGGATACCTATGTCGGAAGAACGTGTAGCCAGTAACTTGGTCACGAGTGAGAATCTAGCGGAATTCACCGCCCAGAAACTTGGTCTAGTTGATACGCCAGCAAACGAGGCGGCAGAAGCCGAGCCGGATGCCGAGGCCGATCAGAGTGGACAGGACGGGGAAGGGAAGGACGCGACAGCGACAGATGAACAGAAGAAGCCGAATCCGAAGTTGGAAAGGCGGTTTTCTGAGATAACCAAACAACGCGAAGCAGCCCGCGAAGAAGCGAAGCGAGAGCGCGAACAAAGGGAATCTTTGGAAGCCAGGCTGAAGGAACTTGAATCCAGGGTCAATCCTCCGGCGCAAGCCGAGGCAGACGAACTGGGCCAGGAACCCAAGCCAGAGCAGTTCAGCGATATGTACGAGTACGCGAAAGCGTTGGCTGAGTACACCGCTGACAAGAAACTGATGGAGAGGGACAATCAGGAAAAGGCCCGCAAGGCCGCGGCTGAACAGGAAGCGAGATTCAAAACCTGGGCAGACCGTGTGAACGCAGCCAAGACCAATTTGCCCGACTTTGACGACATGGTGCAAAGCAGTGACGTAAGGGTTTCTGATCCTGTCCGCGATGCAATCATTGAATCAGAAAATGGCCCGCAGATTCTTTACTACCTTGCTGAAAACAGCGAGTTTGCAAAGAAGCTGGCCGATATGTCAGTTGTCTCTGCCGTCCGCGAAATCGGGAAGATTGAAGCCCGGTTCATTAAGGAAGCGACCGAAGTGAAGCCTATTGCTGTGAAGTCAAAAGCGCCAGCACCAATTAACCCGCTGAGGGGTGCGCTGAACACGGTGGATGCGAACGTGGATGCCGATGGCAATTTCCACGGATCGTTCCAGCAGTGGAAAGCAGCCCGCCAAGCACGGAAAATTCGCTGACAATTAACCCTTTTTTTAGGAAACTGAAATGTCCAATAATCTGCTTACCATTAGCAAGATCACCAACGAAGCGTTGATGGTCTTGGAAAACGAACTGACCTTTTCGAGTGAAGTCAACCGCGAATATGATGACCAATTCGCTGTTGTCGGCGCAAAGATTGGCAACACCCTGAACGTCCGTCGTCCTGGCCGATTCATCGGTACGACCGGCCCCGCCCTCAATGTTGAAGACTTCAACGAAACCAGCATCCCCGTGACCCTCTCGACGCAATTCCACGTCGATACCCAGTTCACGACCCAGGATTTGGCCCTTTCGTTGGATATGTTCAGCGACCGAGTGCTCAAGCCCGCCGTTGCCGCCATCGCCAACAAGATTGACTTTGACGGTCTGACCATGGCCAAGAACAGCACCGCCAACATCGTTGGCACCGCTGGTGTGCCCCCGACCGGTCTTATCACCTACCTGACCGCCCAGGCTTACCTGGACAGCGAGGGTGCCCCGCGTGATGGCCGTCGTTCGTGCATTATTGAGCCGTTCACCAGCGCCACCATCGTTGACAGCCTCAAAGGTCTGTTCAACCCGCAGTCCGCTGTCAGCACCCAGTACCAAAAGGGTCTGATGGGCCGTGATTCCGGTGGCATGAACTGGAAGATGGATCAGAACGTCATCTCGCAAACGTTCGGTTCTTGGACGACCACCGCTGGCACCCTGACCGCCAACACCCAGAGCATCGGTATCGCTACCGGCTGGGCACAGTCTTCGACCATCACGCTGACCCACAGCGCCGGTCTGACGCTGCGCCAAGGCGATGTGATCCAGATTGCCAACGTGTTCGCAGTCAACCCGCAGAACCGCCAGGCTTATGGTTCGAACAAAAATCGCAACTTTGTGGTTCAGTCCACCGTTACCGGTTCGGGTTCTTCGACCATGCAAGTGACTGTGGTTCCGGCCATCATCACTGGTGGTCAGTTCCAAAACGTGACCATCCCCACGACTTCTGCAACCGCAACGGTTACCCCGTTTAGCATCGGCACCTCGGCTACCGGCACTGTGAGCGCACAAAACATTGTGATGCACCGCAACGCCTTCACCCTGGCCACCGCTGACCTTGAACTGCCTGATGGCGTCCACTTTGCTGGCCGTGCATCGGACAAGGAACTGGGTCTTTCGATGCGTATTGTTCGCCAGTACACGATCAACAACGACAGCATCCCGACCCGTTTGGATGTGCTGTACGGTTGGGCACCGCTGTACCAGGAACTGGCTTGCCGAGTTGCGGCTTAACTTTTAATTGAAAGGAAACCTATCATGGCAAATCCCGGCCCAGCAAGTACCCAAACCAATCACCCTTCAAATCTGGCCACCAACCAGGCACTTCGCCTGTTGGCCAGCGCCCAGGGTGTTAACCTCAACAGCGTAGGCGACACGGTGGCAAACATCGTGAACCGCATCGGCAACATTAGCGTTCAAAGCGTGATTGTGGCCAACGCCAGCGTTGACCTGACCACCGCCCAACTGGCCGTTTACACCGGCCCTGGCGCAACTGGTACGGCCATCAAGACCGCCTATGCTCTGACCGGCAATTCGGCCAGCGACAAAGTGGTCATCACCGCCGCAACCGACACCGATGCAATCACTGTGGATCAACTCTACATTCGTTGCACTACGGCACAGGGCGCAGCGGCTACCGCTGATGTCTTCCTCTACGGTTACGACCTGACGTTCCTTTCCTAAACGGATGGAGTGAAACCCGAGAAAGCCGCCCTCACAAGGGGTGGCTTTTTCGCATTCAACACCTATAATTTCGCAAGAAAGGGGATTCAAATGCTGCCTACATTCCGACCCAATGGGCCGACGTATCGGATCACGGTTCCGTCGTCTGCTTCTACCCCCCTAGAAATCGTCCCCAACACCAACGTTGAAAACAACTTTGTGGCGTTGATTAACACCGGCAGCGCGTCGGTAGTGGTCAGCCTGGGCACGACTTCAGGAACGACCAGAACACCCGCAGTTCCTAGCACTGGCGCATCAACGCCTGGCGTGATTCTGCCGCCGAGCATGAACTACCCGATTGTGGTTCCTGCTCCGCGCAATTCGTTCTTCATTGCCATCATCGGCACTGCCGCAAACGGCGAATGCTTCGTGACGCCTTTGGCTGCGGGGTAAGCCATGGCGGTTGCCAACCAGCAAACCATCAATATCGTTCCGGTTCAGGGTATTTTTGGCCCTGAGCCGACGTTTACCCCAATCACGCTAGTTGGCCCTGCTGGTTCGTATTTTTATCCGATCATCAGCCCGATTCAGTCAGGGCTGACGATCACGAACTCCACGATTGATTCGTCAATCATCGGTGGAAATGTTGCGGCAGCGGCGTATTTCACGACAGCCCAGGTGGCTGCGACACCCGTAGCAGACGCAGACGTTGCCAACAAGGCTTATGTTGATTCTGTGGCGCAGGGGCTGGACATCAAAGCGTCCTGCCTCTACACGACCACAAACATCATCACGCTGTCGGGCTTAGGCGTTCAGGCCGGTGGCGATTGGACATCAAGCCTGACCGCTGGCGACCGGATTCTGGTCAAGAACCAAGCCAACGCAGCGCAAAACGGCATCTATGCAGCGTCTGCATCGGGCTGGACACGCACCTTGGATATGAACAACTGGGCCGAAGTGCCTGGCGCGTTTACGTTCATTGAGGACGGAGCGACCCTAGCATCAACGGGATGGGTCACCACCGCGGGTTCCACTGGCACGATTGGCATCACCAATATGCCCTGGACGCAGTTTTCAGGGGCTGGGACGTACACAGCAGGAAACGGGCTGCAACTGATTTCTAATGCGTTTTCGGTCAAGCTGAACGGCACGACCCTAGACGCCAGCGCCAGCGGTCTGAAGATTTCGGACACCTACGCAGGACAGACCAGCATCACGACCTTGGGCACAATTGCCACGGGAACCTGGGCGGCTACAGATGTTGCTGTGCTGCACGGTGGTACTGGGGCATCTGATGCCGCGGGGGCTAGAGCAAACCTGTCTGCTGCCGTACTGGGGGCGAATAACGACATCACCAGTATGTCGGCCATCACAGGCGCAATAGCCACACCGACGTACATCGACTTCAACAGCACCCAAAGCCCGCTGCCGACCGACGCGACCGCAAGACTTTACTACGACAGCAACGATCAATTCCAAACCCTTGCCTTCCGCATGAACGGCAATGTGGTGCAAAAGATTGGTGAGGAGCAGTTCTATCGAATCAAGTGCCAAGGGGCCATTACCAAGGGCCAAGTGGTTTCGTTTGCCGGTACGGTTGGGGCGTCTGGTGGCCTAATTGGAAAAGCCGCTACGGGCCTGACCAAAGATCAAGGCCAATTGATTCTTGGCTTGGCTGCGGAATCTGGCAACAACAACGCCTGGATTTTCGTCGTTTCGTTTGGTGAGGTTAAAAACATCAACACCACAGGCGGCGCAGAAACCTGGGTTGCTGGTGACGAACTGTTCTACAACCCAGCCGTCACTGGGGGGCTGACCAAGAACAAACCCGCAGTTCCCAACGCCATCGTTTTGGTGGCCGCGGTGGTTTATGTAGGAACGTCCAACGGCATTTTGTTTGTTCGGCCTACCTACGGGTCTATTTTGGGGGGCACTGATGGAAACGTTCAATTTGGAACACTCAATAACCTTGACGTTCTCCAATACAACGGCACAGGTCAGTATTGGACAAACGCTGCCGCCAGTAGTCTATCGGTCAGCTACGCAGCTACGGCAGGAAGCGCCACCACAGCGGGAACCGCAACGAACCTGGCAGGAGGGGCCGCGGGAAGCCTACCGTATCAAACGGGTTCCGGCGCTACTACGTTCCTGGGGCTTGGAACATCCACTTTCATCTTAACGGCTGGTGCATCGGCCCCAACCTGGACAAATCCATCCAGCATCACAGTGGGAACGGCCACAAGCGCCACCAGCGCGGGCAAGGCGACGAATTTGGCGGGTGGTGCTGCTGCAAGTATTCCCTATCAGACTGCGGCTGATACAACGGCGTTTTTGGCGTCTGCTGCCGGTGATGCTGGCAAGGTGCTGCAATCCAATGGAACGTCGGCCCCGTCTTGGGTCACTCCTGTGGCCTACGCGACGGTTACCGATGACACGACGACGAACGGCACTAGGTATCCGCTATTTGCAAACCAAACCGCGGGCAACCTATCAACGGTCTTTGCATCGTCCACCAAGTACCAGTACAACCCATCAACGGGCATTCTGACGGCCACAGGGTTCAGCGGATCGGGTGCGAATCTGACCAGCCTTCCCGCGGGGCAACTGTCGGGCACGATTCCATCAGGGGTTCTTGGTAACTCCAGCCTGTTCATCGGCACTACGTCAATTGCGTTGAATCGTGGCAGCGCCAGCCAAAGCCTTACCGGTGTTTCGATAGATGGCAGCGCGGGCAGCGCCAGCACAGCAACAACGGCGACCAATGCCAACAATGTGGCGATTACGGACAACACATCGTCCTCGTCCACTTATTACCCCATGATGTCGGTGAATTCCACCGGCAACAATCCAGCAACAACATCGTCCACCAAATTTTCGTTTGTACCTAGTACGGGCGTTTTGACAGCAACATCGTTTACCGGTGCGGGTACTGGCTTAACCGGTACGGCAACCAGTTTGTCGATTGGTGGGAATGCTGCAACCGCAACATCCGCAACCAATGTGTCTGGAACTGTTGCAATAGCAAATGGCGGCACGGGTCAAACAACGCGTCAAAACGCGATGGATGCGCTGGCTGGCGCAGTTACATCAGGCCAATACTTGCGCGGCAATGGTACTGATGTGGTCATGTCTGCAATTCAGGCTGCTGATGTACCAACATTGAACCAAAACACCACAGGAACAGCTGCCAACGTCACCGGCACGGTAGCAATTGCCAACGGCGGCACAGGCCAGACCACAGCCACCGCTGCGTTCAACGCCCTGGCTCCCAGTCAGTCTGGGCAAAACGGGCGCTATCTTAAGTCTGACGGCACCAACGCAAGCTGGGACGCTATCGATATCAGCACTACTGACATCACGGGTGTTCTGCCTGCGGCCAACGGCGGCACAGGGGTCAACAACGGCTCCAGCACCATTACGCTGGGCGGCAATCTGGTCACCTCTGGCGCTTTTGCCATAACCCTGACTGCATCCGGGGCCACCAACGTCACACTCCCTACGACGGGCACACTGGCTACGCTGGCAGGATCGGAAACGCTGACCAACAAGACGATCAGCGGCTCAAACAATACGCTGTCCAACATCGCCAACGCCAGCTTGACCAACAGCGCAATCACCATCAACGGCAACAGCGTGTCTTTGGGGGGCTCCACCACCGTCACTGCTACGGCCACAAATGCCCTGACCATC